CTTGCACATTACCCCGGCCAGCTGCGTGGAAAGATGAAACTCTTTAGTCCCAAGTTTTATCTTCGGCCAGCAGACAACCTGTCGCTCATAGATAAAGTTGTTCTGATTCTTCCACTCTGAGACGTCTGAGTATTTTTTAACAGTATCGGCAGGCACATCCACCAGCGCGATACACTTGAAGTGGGCATTTATATTGGATGCCTTCGCCACCATCACTGCCGCCACTTCGGGATCATCGGACCAGCCAGGGGCAAGGATCATACCGGGCACAAGGCCAAATTTCGGGAAGACTTTGTCGACCAGTTCAAGGCCTTTATAGTCGCCGGTAGTTGCATCTACGCCGCCTATGATGTTGCTGGCAGTCACAAGTGACGGAGTCAGATAACTGTAAGATACCTTTATGCCGGAAGTTGCCCCGATAGTGCCGCCCGAGAGGCGCGTTATGACCGCGTATCCGTCTTCATCGAACCCGAGAGCATAATCCGTGCCCAAAACATACGTTCCTGGCTCTGCTGCAGTTGATTTGACAACTACCGTATTCAGCAAAACTCCCTTATTTTGCAATTTGACAGCCTGTACAGTAGCCGAAAATGTGTAACTCTCATCAGTTTTACTCGTTTTATGCGTAGCTGGATCCAAGACATTGACTAAAACCACTGGAGACACGTTAAAGAGAGCAAAATGAGAATATATGAACTCGCATAAAGTATAATTAGCCCAGTCATCGCTATATCCGAAGGCTTCTACAGCTTCCTGATAGGTATAGCAAAGCACTGGCTTATTTACATTGGTTACGTCTGCAAGATTTATGGGAGCAGTCCCTATTACAAAAGGTAATCCCGCCGTTGTTCTTGCCGGCGGGATTATCGAAGTTGGCACTTCTGAAACATATACACCGTGTTTATATGCCATCTATCACACACCACCTTTTGAGATAAATTTCATGACTTTCTCGTAAGCTATTTGTTCAGGCGTTCCTTTAGTATCTACTGCTCTGTTTACTCTTGTTAGCTCTGCTACCGGAACAAACAGCATCTTTATTTCTGGGCATTTATCTATCAGCTCGTTCAAATATTCAGGGATCCCGTCAATGAAAATTCTGTATTTGGAGAGCATGCCTCCTGGGATGTTGGGGCCACAATAAATTACCTTGTCTTGAAGCTCATATTTTGCTTTTTTACCTAAAGAATTCGCCATCCAATATCACCTCCTTGTCATATATTTCCTCAAGCGGACGCGCTATTATCCAGTTCGTAGTCATTTCACCTACCCACTGCGGATACGGCTGTTCCTCCGGCATCTCAAACCGACAGGGATATTCCACCCTGTATTTTTTGGCAATCACTCTCTTCTTAAAGAGATCTATCCAGACCCTCGTCGCCGTATTCGCTACATCGCGCCATCCGTCTTGTGCGTCATGAGAGTATGTGCCGATAACCAGTTTGACGATTGCCTGAGCATAATCGCGGCCGGTACCTCCGCCCTTTTCGCTTGTATCCTCAAAAGAAAGAAGCCTGACTATCACGAAGGGGAAATCCTCTTCCTGCAGTTCGGGCTTCTTGGGATTTTTAGGAGGTAAGTATCCGGCAATAATTTGCGGAGGTCTTATGTCGTCTTTTTGGGTTTTCAGCTGCAAATCTTTGACGCTGATACTCAAAAATTCACAGATAGCGTCAATCAAATCAACCGGGCTCATTTGCCATACCCCTTTAACAATCTCGTAATTTCGTGTTCTAACCTTTCGTCCAGCACCTCGACCGCCCGCTCTTCGATTTTGTCCATTACTTCTTTATTCCCTATCATGTGCGGTACTGACGGGCCAAAAAGCTCCTTTATCGGCAGCCTTTTTGATGTTTTTCTCATATATGCACCGATATGGCCCGAAGGCATGCGGGCAACAAAAGCATGCCGCAATGCACCCCCTGCGCTGCCTTTTCTAACTTGAGCACGCAACGGACGAGTTTGCGGCGGACTGGCAGGCGATATGCGAAATTTGGACAGCGGGATGACCCTGCCGGATGCCCGAAGCGTTGCTATTGGACCCGACGTGGAAGCCTTCTCGATGGACATGGGCGAGCGAACATCTTGTGCTTTGATGATATACTGGGCGCGCACCTGTTTGACGGCTTCCGTCCTCGCAGCAGAAGCTGCCCTGTTTATCGCAGAAGATACAGCCCTATTTGCGCCTTTGGGAACACTTGCCAAAACCGTCTTTACGCGCTCAAGCTGTTTGTCGTCAATCTCTATCATGATTCCGCAGCCTCCAGAGTAATACGAAAGATCCCCATGTCATCGGCACACTCTTTGACTGTATATATATTGCCGTCAAGCCTCATAATTTGGCCGTAAACAGGACGATAATTCAGATCAGACTCTTTTACGTAAAGTGCTATTTCGCCGCGGTATACGCCATCGTACATTTCTGTTTTGTCATTGCTGTATATTTTGAGAATGTCACTGTCGATCAGAGCTTTTATCATTTGTCCGTCTATATCGTGCAGATCTGCAAATTCGTCGGTATTTAAGAACACATGAACGTCACGATGGATATAATCCCGCAGCTTCATTTAATCCACCGCCTTCTTCTTTCTGCATTTTGATTTTTGTGTTATATTTTGCCCCTCAAGTGACTCGCAAATGTTTTTTTCTTCCTCTGGCATAATTTTTTCTTCTTCCGCATACTTTTCGATTGTGCCGTTAGATGCTGCAATAAGGCGGTCTTCTTCCTCCTCCGAAAGGCCATAAAGAATGGACCCGCCTGGAAGGCCGGGCCCATACCTTATTCCTTTATGTTTAACGCCAAAGCGTTTTATTATGATCGCCATGCAACCACCTACTTAACTTTAAGCACGTACCAGGAGTCCACATCTTCCGGCTTGGGGAGAGGACGGGACGCGACGCGGATCATCTTCATGTCGTTGTTCGTGTCATTCCATACCTTCGGGATTCTTGTGCCCTCATAGGTGTGGAACTGGCCGTCGTCTTCAAGCTGCGTGACTGCGCCGTACAGCCTTGAACCAAGACCCGTCCTGCCCATGATGAGATAGTTATCCGGCATCATCGGCTTTTCCTTGCCATCATCATCGATGAACCATTCGTCATATGTATATATCTCGAGGCCAAGGCTGGCGAGAGTGCCGATATAGGTGACGCCGTCCATCATCACTCTGGGCTGCATCTGGCCGAAAGAGAAGTTACGGATGTCAAACAGCTTCTGTATTGAATCATCGTTCAGGAACAGCTCGACCACGTCGTTCGCCATGACTACGACATCTGGGTTAACCCCAGATTTCCTGATGATTTCAAGTCTGATTTCTTTAAGATCGCTGTACTTTTTACCGGCAGCATTGTTA